AGCACGTCGCCGGCGGGAATACGCTCGCTGCCCCGCCAGGTGGCGCCGGGCAGGATCCATGCGGCGCCAGGGTGCACCCGGTGCAGCCAGTAGCCGATGGGCTCGCCGGCCTCGCCGAGGGCGATGCCCTGGATCGTGGCCGCGCCGTCTTGCATGCCGTTGCGCGCCGTGTCGAGGTGATCGCTTTCCAGCACTTGCAGCCGCAGGCCGATCGGGTTGGCGGCCGAGGGCGGCACCATCAGGAACCGGACGAAGCACTCGCCGCTCTCGACGACGGCGCGCATGGCCAGCGCCTGCAGGCCGTAGAGGTCGAGCCGCCCCTCGGCATCGCAGGCCGTGCTCTCCGTCCAGCGGCGCCAAGCATCGGCATGACTCTGATCGGGCCAGCGGGTGGTGATGCCGGCTCCGACGGCATTGCCGGTCCAGAGATCTACGATGCGGCTGGCGTAGGGGTCGTTGCGCACGGCGTCGCGGGCCCGGCGTGCGACCGTCGCCGCGGCCATGCCGACCTCAGCCGTGGCGCTGCCGCCGGACGGCGCCCAGGCGGAGGCGCGCTGGTCCTGCGCCGCGGCATAGCCCCGGAGCGCGTTCCAGGCATCACGAAGGCGCCCCATCACCTGCTCCCCTCGCGCGAGAAGCTGGCCAGCGTCACGGAGGGACGGCGCGCCGCCGTCATCTCCGCCCCGCGCAGCACGGCAAGCGCCCGGCCGAGCTCATCGAGGCTGCGGTACTCCACGGTCCGCCCTTCGAACGTCACGCGCGTGGTGCCGCCCGTGTACGCCGCGGCCAGGGCGGCTGCGCGGCTGCCGGCCGGCTGCGCCAGCGCCCAGGCGAGGACGGTCGGGTCCATGGTCGTCCTCCCTCAGCGCAACCAACCACCGCGCGACGACAGCCATCCGCGGGGGCGGAGATCGGTCGACTGGGGCAACGGCGCAGGCGACATATTCGCCGTTGGCGCGTCAGCCGCCGGCAGGGACAGCGCATCCGCCATCCGCGCCCAGCGCCCGTCGCCCCAACCGTCCATGCCGAGCGCCGCGGCAGCGGCACGCGCATAGACCCGGCAATCCAGCGCCTCGTTCCTCTCGCGCGTCTTGACCCATTCGAGCCGGCGAAAGCCGTTCCGGCCGGCACGCGCCACCAACTGCTCAGCGGTGATCTGGCGGCAGAACTCCTCGCCCGCGGCGTGGACCGGGAGATGCACATAACCGGCGGGGAACGGATCGCCGCTCTCGGCAGTCGGCGGATCGAGCTTCAGCCAGCCATAGGTTTCGGCCTTCAGGAAGGAGGAGCCCACCGGCCAGACCTTCAGCCCGCCGAGCTTTCGGCCGTTCCGCCGCACCTCCGTCGCCGCCGGCTGGCCGATCGCCGCGCGCAGCCCGTCCTGGCCTTTCACGGCGATGGCGCGGCCGACACCTGCGCGGCGGACGAAGGCATAGACCTCCGCGGTCGTCATGCCGTCGCCGCTATCGATCGCCGCCATCGCAATGGGGAGACGATGGCCGGAGGCGTGCCGCCAGGTCTCGCCAAGCAGCAGCCGCAGTTCCTCCCACACCGCCGCCTCGAACGGGTTCCCCGCCAGCACGCGGTGCTCGACCAGCCAGGACTGCCGGTCCTGCCCCCAGGCCCAGAGGCTCGCCTCGAGCCGATCACGCTGCACGTCGACGCCGGCCGTCAGCAGCAGCCCGCCCATCGGCACGGTGCCGGGAGTCCATTGCTCGCGACGATCGTAGAGCCGCTGCCAGTCCGGTGCCTCGCCGGCCTCCTGCCAAGTCTCGCCCAACACGGTGTTCCGAAACGTCTTGATCGCGCGATCATCGCCCTGGGCCGCGATCCAGAGCCGGGCGATCTCCGACCACGGCATCCAGCCTGGCGGGGAATACAGCGCCGAGATGTGGAAGCCGATCGCGTGCGGGTCCGTCGCGGTGGCCATCGCCTGCCACTCGCCCGCGGCCAGCATTGCCGCCTTGTGCTGCTCGCCGATCGGCGCGTCGCACTCCTCACAGAGATAGCGGGCCGTCTCCGGCTCGCCTTCGTCCCAGACCAGTCGCTCGAAGCGCAGGTGCTGGCTGTGGCCGCAGTGCGGGCACGGGACAAAGTAGCGCCGCTGGTCGGAGGCGAGATACTCGCGCTCGATCCGCGATAGGCCAGCAATCGTCGGCGTGCTGACCAGAAAGACCTTGCGCCGCCAGCCGAAGGTCCGCGCGCGGGCCTCGGCCAGCGCGATCGGATCGCCCTCGCCTTCGACATCGCCGGGATAGGCGTCGATCTCGTCGAGGAACAGGAAGCGCGCCGACATGGAGCGGAGGCCGACCGCGCTGTTCGCCCCGGTCATCACCAGCTGCCCGCCAGGGAACTCCTTCGAGAGCTGGCGATTGCCGCTGTCCCTGCTCCGCGCCGGCGCCACCCGCTCGCGGATCGCTGGCGTCTCCTCGACCAGCGAGTCGATGCGTTGGTCGGAGAAGCGCTTGGCCAGTTCTGTGGTCGGCTGCACCGCCAGCATGGGCCCGGGCGCGTGGTGGATCACATAGCCAATCCATCCATTGCCGCATTCCGTGCCGCCGACCTGCGCGCCCTTCATGAACACGACCCGGCGGGCGGGATGGGACGGCGACAGCGCGTCCATCACCTCCTTGAGGTAGGGCGTGCGCGCGGTGCGCCAGGGCCCCGGCTCTGCCGAGCCGCGGCTGCTCAGGATGCGATGGCGGTCGGCCCATTCCGAGACCAGCAGCGTCGGCTCCGGCATCATGCCGTCGCGCCAGGCCTGCAGGATCTCGGCGTCGCCCTCGAAGCGGCCGAGTTCCTCCAGCAGATGCTCGCCGGGCATCACGACACCTGAACCCGGACATCATGGCGCGCGGCGAGATGCTGCCGGAGACGCGTGTCCATCATCGTCTGCAGCCGGTGCGCGTCGACGCCGATCTCGGCCGCCATCTCGGCCGCGACGCGGGCAGGCCAGGCGAGGATGGCGTCGCGTTCCTCCTTGGCGAGGCGGTGCACCAGCAGCAGGGCGCGGGCCTTGTCGACCAGCTTTCCCTTGCGCTCGTCGAGCCGCAGGCGTCGCTCCTGCGCCTTCAGCACCTCGTTCGCCGTGCGCGCGTCGTGGAAGGTGTTTTGGGCAGCGCGCGGCAGCGGATCGGCGGCAGGCGGCATCGCGGCGACGGGCGACGCGACCGGCCGTAGCGCTGCCACCGCCGGCTGCACCAGCGTTGCGGTCTTCCGCACCGGGTCGCTGCTGTCGGCCAGCCGCGCTCGGACCTTCTCCACGTCCCAGGCGCCATCCTTCTCTGGTGCGATGCGGCCGGCGCGCTGCGCCTTCTGCAGCGCCGTGTGGGAGATGCCGAGGCGGCGCGCCACCTCGCGCTGCGAGGCCACGCGGCCTGGCTGCGCGGTGGCGATCATGATGTGATCGAGACTCCCCGAAAATCGCAATCCGCAGCGCGCGGATGGCGCTTGGCTCAGCCCCTGCCGCAGCGCGAATGGTCCGTCACGCGCGGAGCACCGCGCCGCAGACGGAGAGCACGATGACCGACCCCGAAGCCCGCGCCGCGCGCAACCAGGAGAAGAGCCTCGCCGCCTTCCTCAAGCACAAAGCGGAGTTCGACGCTCTGGTCGCGGAGTTGCAGCAGGCCAGCGACGACCACTTCGGCGCGGATCCCGAGACGGTGCTCTGGGGCGAGGCTGCGTGGCTGGCGGACGCCACCGCGAAGCTCAAGGACATCGCCGACCAGCATTTCCGGCGCGGCGAGTACGCCGCCGCCTGACGCGGCGCGTCTCCCGCACCGCCCCGACCGGGTTCTGCCCGGCGGGGCTCCCGGCAGTAGGGGGCCGAGGGTCGGCTCCCGGAACCGGAGACCACGACGATGAAGCTTTCGGACACGCAGCGTGCCATCCTCGCTGCCGCCGCCGAGCACCCCGAGCACCTGGCCTACCCGCCGGACCGGCTGCCGGCCGGCGCGCGGCAGAAGGTGGCGCAGGCCCTGCTGAAGAACGACCTGGTGATCGGCGTGCACCGCCCCGCCTACGACGCCATCGCGAAGTGGACGGTGGAGGGCGACGAGATGCTGCTGAAGATCACCGACGACGGGCTGCGCGCGATCGGCATCGACCCGAACGCGGGCGACGCGGCCGACGAGGACGAGCAGAGCGCCGAGGCCATCGCGCGCCGCAACGCCGAGCGCCGCGCCGCGGCCGAGGACGCCGCCGCGACGGACGCGGACACGGCGCCCACGGGCGGGGACGACGCCGCGCCGGAGGATGAGGACGCCTCGGCGCCGGAGGCGGCCCAGGCCCCCCCCACGCCCGGCCCGCGCGCGAGCCTCCGCGACGCCGCCGCGGCGGTGCTGGCGGCCTGGGACGACGAGGCCAACCGCGAGGCGGACACGATCACCGCCCTCGACGGGCCGATGCAGGCCCTCCGCGCCGCCCTCACCGGCAAGCCGGCCCGCGCCCCGCGCGAGTCCGGGGCGCCGCGGAAGCCGCGCGAGGGGACGAAGCAGGAGACGGTGCTGGCGATGCTCCGCCGCGAGGAGGGCGCCACCATCGCGCAGATCTGCGAGGCGACGGGCTGGCAGTCGCACACGGTCAGGGGCTTTTTCGCCGGCCTGAAGAAGCGTCAGGGGATCGAGGTGCAGGTGCTGGAGCGGGTGCGGATGGTCGGCCCGAACAAGGAGGGCGCGAAGGGGTCCTACAGCGTCTACCACCTGCCGGCCTGACGCGCGCCAGCCACAGCGCGCGTGATCATCGCAGGCGCCGGGGATCATCGCGATCCCCGGCGCTTTCGCGAGTTGGCTGCGCGGAACCACAGCGCGAAGCGTCCGTCACGCGCAGGCAACCCGCCGCGCAGCACGGAGACGGGCGATGCAGCAGACGGACACCATCACGCATCTCAAGGGCCTCGCGGATCACGCCCGCCTCAGCCACGCGCATTGGCTGCGCAGCGCGCGGCAGGGCGGCAGCGGGAACTACGGCCCCGCCTACTGCATCGAGGGCGCCGGCACCTGGCGCCGCCGGCTCGGCGAGTTGCTGGCAGAGATCCGCGACGCGGAGCGGGCGCGATGAGCGCCCGCGGGGAACGCCGCTGGATCGTGCTCGGCCAGGATGGCCGGCACGTCACGCTGGGGCGGGCAGCGCCACCCTCGGCGGAGGAGATCGCCGCGGCGAGCAAGGCGATGGAGGCGCAGGGCCTCGCCGGCTGGCTCGCGACGCTGGACGGTGACTATTGGGGCCGCAGGCGCGTGACGCTCGCGCCCGTGCAGATCATCGGCGCCGCCGCGGCACTGGACTGGCCGGCCGCGGTGGTGGCCTTCGAAGCAACACGCCGCAGAGCTGTCACGCCGCGAGGGCGTGGCCGCGCGCCATCGCCACATCATTGAACACCCGATCCTCGCCCGCCAGCACGGCCGCTCGTCCGGTGAAGGCCTGCCAGCGCCGCACCGCCACATCGACGTAGCGAGCGTCGATGTCCGCCGCGTAGCAGATGCGCCCGGTGGTCTCCGCGGCGATGATCGTGCTGCCGCTGCCGCAGAAGGGCTCGTACACCGCCTCGCCCGGCGCGCTGTTGTTGAGGATCGGCCGGCGCATGCACTCCACCGGCTTCTGCGTGCCGTGGATCGTCGCTGCGTCCTCGTCGCCGCCGGTGCTGATCGGCCAGAGCGTGGCCTGATCGCGCGCGCCCTGCCAATGGCCGGTTGCTCCCTTGCGAACGGCATAGAGACAGGGCTCGTGCTGCCAATGATAATCGCTGCGGCCCAGCACGAAGCGCGACTTCGCCCAGATGATCTGGCTGCGGATGACGAAGCCCGTCGCCTCCAGGCTCTCGATGACCGTGCGCGCGTGCACGCCGGCGTGCCAGACATAAGCCACGTCGCCGGGGAACAGCGCCCATGCCTCGCGCCAGTCGGCGCGATCGTCGTTGGCCACCTTGCCCGTGCGCATCGTTGTCGAGACGCCGGCTTCGTTCCGCCATTCGGGATCGTAGTTCACGCCGTAGGGTGGATCGCTCCCCATTAGGTGCGGTCGCGCACCGTCCAGCAGGCGGGCGACATCCGCTGCGCTGGTGGCGTCGCCGCAGAGAAGGCGATGCGGCCCCAGGATCCAGAGATCGCCAGGGCGCGTGATCGGAGCCTCCGGCGGCTCGGGCGCCGGGGCGTCAGGATTGCCCGGCCCGGGTGCCTCTGGCGCCGCCTCGCCGAGCAGGCGGTCGAGCGTCGCGCCGTCGAAGCCGATCAACCCGAGGTCGAACTCGTCGGTGCGCAGCGCGCGGAGCTCGGCGGCGAGCAGGCTCTCGTCCCAGGTCGAGTTCAGCGCGAGTTGGTTGTCGGCCAGCCGGAAGGCGCGCGCCTGCGCCTCCGTCAGGTGGCCGAGCCGGATGGCAGGCACCTCCTCGAGGCCGAGGGCCTTTGCCGCGAGGACACGACCGTGGCCGGCGATCAGCACGCCGGCGTCGTCCACCAGCACCGGCACGTTGAAGCCGAAATCGCCGATCGAAGCCGCGAGCTGCGCCACCTGCTCGGTGGGGTGCATCCGGGCGTTCGCGGCATAGGGCGTGAGGGACGCCACCGGCATCATCTCGACGCGCAGATCAGGCTGCATCGGACATCGCCTCCGCGCGCGCCTCGGCCACCGTGTCGTAGTCGCGGCCGTCTTCAGCCAGCGTCACCGGCAGGTCTGGATGCAGCATGCGCCAGCGTGCGATCGCCAGGTCGACATACGCGGGCGCGAGCTCGATGGCGCAGACACGCCGCCCGGTGCGCTGGCCCGCCAGGATGGTCGTGCCGGAGCCGCCGAACGGCTCGAACACGGCGTCGCCCTCGTCCGTGTAGGCCCGCATCAGGAATTCGGGCAGCGCCACAGGGAACACCGCCGGGTGCTCGGTTTCGATGCCGCGCCCCTTGTGCCGGGTGATGCGCAGCACGCTGTCGGGGATCCGCATCTCCTGCACCGGCAGGCCGATATGCGTGTATGCCTTCACCTCACCGTCGGCGGCGCGCAGGCCGCTGCCCTTGTTCGGCGTGCCGGCCCATTTGCACGGCACGATCTTGTTGGCCTGCCGCG